GTTTCCCGACGGCTCGGCCTCAGCGATTTTCAGCCCCCTCCCCCCTGCCGATCGATTAGTCGCGCCGCGCACGCGCGCGGATTCGGCCGCGTTTCCCTTCGTCGTCGGTTTTGGCGTCGCTGCATGCTTGGCAGAGCGGTTGTTCGTTCGTTTCATCGTCGAGCCCGCCCTCGGCTAGTGGAGTTATGTGGTCGCGAATGGTTGCCACGCGGCGCACGCCGACGCTTGCACACTGCCGACAGAACGGCTCGCGGGCGAACAGTCGAGCGCGTCGTCGTTGCAGCTCGCGCCCACGCACTCGAGGTGTTGCGGCCTCGGGCGTCGGGCGATCCCATCGGCTCGGCGGGCCGGCGACGTGCACGGGGCACCGCACACGCCCGCACGTGGGGCACGGTCGAGGCGGGGCATAGGGCATCGAACATGCGCCCCTACTGCTCGCCTTCGATCGTGCGCACGGGGATCCCTGGCACCGGACGGTACCCGCTGCCCTCGTCGGTGAATATGCCGGCCCGTACCAAGTCGGCCATTGCCCGGCCGATGTTCGCGGTGTTAGCGTCGGGCCCCGTGCGCTTGAGGGCGCTGCGGATTTGCCCACACGACAGCGGCTCACCCTTGAACAGTTGATCGCGGAGTAGCCGCACGATCCGCCACTTGAGCGAGTGTTCCTCGAACTGTAGCCGCGGGCGTTGAATGGTGATCTCGATCTCCGGTTGCGCGAGCACTATCTCGAGGATCGCGGGCGCGTCGGCGACGAGCCGCGCCTTGATCGCTTGGTAGAGCGTTTCATCGACGAGCGCAGCATCCCCAACTGGCGCGCCTGGCGCAGCAGCCCCCGCACGAGGCGCAACTGCCGCGGCGTTGTCCCCGGCTCGGTGAGTACCAGACTGGCGCACAGAATCAGCGTGTCGCGCAGGAACCGCCGCATCCCTGGATCCTCGTGCTGCATGTGCGCCCCTTTCCTCGAGCTGCTCGAGCCGCTCGCGCAGCTGCGCGTTCTCGCGGCGTAGCGCGTCGTTGTCACGTTGTAAGGCCTCGGCGTCTGCCTTGTTCACGGTGTCCTCCTGTTGATCGAGCGTCACGATCCGCTGTCGCCAGGCCCGGCCGAGGGCCGGCCGCGTCCCGAGCGCCACCTCGAGCGCCTCGTCGGCCGACAGCCAGGCCGGCTGCACGTACGTCCGGATCGCGTACTTGCCGTAGCACGCGTAAAACTCGCCGAGCCCGAGCAGCGCGAGATCGGCGGCCTTCGGTTTGTGCACGCCGGCCGGAATGTTCGCGAGCGTGCGCGCGATCTCGTTGGCCTCGCGCTGCACGCCGAGCAACCATACGGGCACGCTGCGCAGAATCGTCTTGTCGATCCCGCCGAGATCTTGACTGTCGAGCCACAGATAGTTCTGCAGCGCGGCCGCCTGCCGAATGAACGACTCGGCCGCGAGCTTGACGGGCGTGTTGCGGCCCTGCGGGATAAACTTCCACGCCTCGGGCACAACGACCACGGTGTCGGCCGCGTGCTCGAGGATCCAATCGAGCGCCGACTTGATCACGAGGTGCTGCAACTCCACGGTGAGCCCGGTGAGATCCATCGCGTTGACGCCGGGCGACAACCTCAACGCCGGGGCCCACGTGACGCGCGCGATCTGCGGGACGACGATCTCGAGATAGGCGTCGAGGGTGAGATAGACATCGGCGCTGAGGCCCGTCGCCTTTTCTTGTGCGCGCTTGACGTTCCGGTGCACGTCGGCAAGCGTGCGCGCGCCGCGGCTTGCCCGAATGATCCACGCGCGCTCGAACTTCAGTTTCTCGCCGCGCGAGGCCTCGAGGATCGACGCGACGAACTGCCAGTCGGCCTGCTCGCGGAAATACGGATCGATCCGGCGCGCGTTGACGAACGCGCCCTCGCCGCGCTTGGTGACGAACGTGACAGCCCGCACGCCGGCCCGCGTGATCAACGCCTCGAGGGCCGTCGTTTTCCCGGCCTCTTGTGTCTGCCCGGTGATCGCCAGGTGTTTCAGCGGCACGGCCACGGGGCCGCCGGCATGCACCTCGAACCCGAGCGGGATCGTTGTCATTCGATCTCCCGAATCGTGTGGACGTGCCCGCACGCCGAGCACGTGCGAACACAAAACGGCCCGACGTGCTCGTCGCGCGTTTCGGTGCGTCGGTTGCACATCGGGCAGTACCGGATCATGGCGTCAGTGCTTCACGCTGTTGTCGTCGGGCGCGGCGCTGATCTGGATGTCGTCGTCCTCGTCGTCGTCGTCGTCGTCGTCCGATTCTTTGTGGATGCGCACCTTCACATCTTCCTCGCCCTGCACGACGCGGATCTCGATCCCGTCGTGCTTGTAGATCTGCTTGTCGTACTTGTGCATGAGGGCGAGCGCGGTTTTCTTCAGTTCGGCTTCTTCGGTGTTCAGCGCCATCCGCCGATCGCGCACGTCGGCATACGACGCGGCGATATCCTCGAGCGGCTTGATCGCGTGATCTTCCATGCCAGGGAGATCCGCCGATCGGGGTTTGCGCGTGCGCGTGTGCGTGCGTGCTGCCATGCGATCCTCCGTTTCAGGGTTCAAGGCCGGCCACTTGCCAGAGCGGTTTGAGTTGTTCGTCGATCTGCACGTACATATCCAGCCGGCCGTGCTCGTACGCCTGCATCAGCAGCCGCGCGATCACGGTTTCCGCTTCGTCGGCCGACATGCCGGCCAGGCGCGACACGAGCGCGGCCGCCAAGCGCGCATTGCATTCGGCCCGCTCCACTTTCAATCGTTCGAGATCCTCGTTCATGCCGGCACACCGAATAGGGGCAGATTGGCCGCGACGGGCACCACGCCCATTGCCGGCTCGACGCACACATCGAGATACGGCGGTTCGTCGACGCCGCCGTACCGTTTCGCGACGAGCAGCTCGACGATCTGCGCGTCGTCGGTGTAGAGCACGCGGATCAGCGCATCCTCGACACCGCGGATTAGTTTCGAGAGATCGGGGCGCGTGATCGGATGGCGGCGCTTGACCGACTTCGGCCGCGACAACGTGAACACGGCCGTCAGCCGCACGCCGTCGAGCAGCATGCGGCGCTCGTCGAGCGGCCGCTCGAGCAGGGCCCGGCTTGCCGCCTCGGCGATCATCGGTTGCCAGGTTTTGAGCGCCTTGCGGTTGTCATCGGTGACGATCGCGCGGCCATTCGCCACGAACGCGGTCATGTTGCCTTTCGGAACCGGCGCACCGATCACGCGGAATTCGAGTTTCATCAATGCACGCGATACAGATGGCCGCCGGGATCCCCAAATTCGATCGCCGCACACCACGGGCACAACAGCCGCGCCGCGGCCCTGATTAGGGCCTTGACTTCGCTCGCACTGATCGCGAGCAACAGGCCGCAGCGCGCACACGGCCGATCGAGCGCGGTGTGCGACGCTTTCGGGAGTGCCGCAAACGGCGGCGTCAGCTCGCGCAACACTTCGCGCAGAGTCTCGTCGCGAGGAAACGCCACCATGATCCCCATTAGTCGCCCCCGTCGTCGCCGGCCTGGCGTCGCCGCCAGTCGAGCGGCAGCATGTGCGCGATCGATTGAATCGGGCGGAACGGTGTGATCTCCACGGGCCCTGGCCGCACGTACGGCGGCAGCTCGGGCGGTGCCTGGCCCTCGCAGCACTCCCCGCGCACTTTCTCGAGCCGGCCGATCTGAATCACGAACAGCGGCGCGCCCACCTCGAGGTGTCGGCCGCAGCCGCCACAACGCCGGGGATACTTCACGCGATCCCACGTCAGCATGACGGCCCCCGGCGTACCCGCTCGAGGGCCTCGAGGGCGTCGCGCTGTGAGAATTGCGGCCCGCGGCTTCCCAGTTCCGCGTTGGGCCGGGGCGACCCAGGAGTGACGCGCGATGTCAGTTCACCGCGACGAGCCGCAAACGGGAGAGGCCGGTTCGATTCGATCAGCCGGAAGGCCTCGTTGATGTCCTCGTTCGTGTAGACGATCCCCAATTGCCGGCACCACGCTTTGAGCGCGTCGGCCAGATCGGCGATCGAGGTGTAGGTGTCACGCGCGAGCAGCTCGCGCACGAGCTTTGCCACCAGGCGGCCTTTGGTTTCGGTTCGTTCAGACAGCATGGGCAACACTCGCAGCGCGAGGTTCTAGATCTCCAAGTACAGAAACGCCGGAAGTACCCGGTTGTGGTACTAGCTCGTTGCTAGTACCTACGGATCGGGATCTATGGATCCGGATCCGGATCGCGCGCGCGCGAGTCCACGACTTGTCCACCGTGGACAGATCGCGGACGGCATAAACCGTACCGGCTAGATCTCGCATACGATCCACGCGATCCCGAATGGCAGATCGCACCGCCACAAGGTGTCGCCGATCACGATCGGCGTCATCGATCCTCCCCGTGCTCGGCCTCGCGTTCGGCGGCCCGTTCGCGCTGCTTGCGCAGCTTGTCGCGTCGCCGTTTGGCCTTGACCTTTGACGCGAGCGGGTTCCCGAATTCCGCGTAGTCGTGAATCACAAAGCCGTTTCCGTTTCGTTCCCATAACTCAGCCTTCACGAGCGCGTCAGCGACGGAGACTGGATGGTCGACGTGGCGGAAACTTTTCACGATCGCGAGCGGGAGATAGCCGTCGGTCAGATGCTTGTTGCTCCACATGAGGCCCACGGCATAGAAGCCGATCGCGATCGCCGGGCCGTTTTTTCCGATCGCCTCGCCGGCCGTGAAGACCTTTCGGTGATCGATCAGCTCGTCGTCGAGGCGTGCCCACATGGTGTTTGCTCATTCCCTTGGATCAGTCGTCGATTTCGTCATCGTTGTTGTCGTCCTCATCGTCGAGATCGTCGTCGTCGTCGTCGTCCTCGAGATCCTCGTCGTCGTCATCGTCGAGGATCTCCGAGTTAATGCCGGTACTGAAGCCGTCCTCCCACATCGGATCGCCAGGCTGCACGACGCGGCCAGGGGCCGAACCGAGCCGCGGCCGGCGTGCGTAGCGGGCGCGATACTCCCGCGCGCCCTTCGTGCACGTCGCACACCGGCAGCCGTGGTTCACATAGCAGTTCGCGCCGTGCTTCCACACCTCAGGGCGCGATCGGTTTGTCGTCGGGCGCGTCGTCGCGTTCATCATGGCCGCCTCACCTCGAGCCGCTCGCAGCCCGGCGGCAGCCCGAACAATTGCCAGCCTGGCGACTCGTCGCCGCACAGATCGCAGCGGAGATACATGCGCGTCGGCGAGAACTGCCACCGCCACGTGTGCCCGTACCACCAGCACGGCGATCGCCGCCGCGTCGCCCACGTCAGCCAGTAGCCGGTGATCACGCCGAGCAGAAACGCGATCACGGGGCCGCCTTTGTCGGCGGATCGAACCATCGGTAACACCAGCGACACCGAATCCGGCCGGCCGCGTCGACGCTATCCTCGCCGCGGGCGCGCTCGTGATGGCCGCCTTTCCAGCCAGGGCACCAGCTACCCCACGATCGCGGATCGCGATCGAGCTTCACCGCGGCCTCGCCTGGCCGTTCGTTCTGTCGGCGATCGCGTTCGAACGCGTCCTGCGCCCGCTGTCGTTCATCGCGCCGGCTCATGGGCGCATCCTCATCAGCTCGGCTTCCGTCGTGCTCGGGTTGCCGCTCGTTTTGTGCTGCCAGGTTTCGCGCGCGTCGGGCGGCGGCCAGTCGTCCTGCACAAAGAATTCGATCGTGCAGGCCGCGTGACAGCGCCCATCGGGCGACAGGAACCGCGCAAAGATCGGCGTACCGAACAGCAGCCGCAGCCGTTCGCGGAACGACAACGTGCGCGCGCCGGTCATGTGCCACGGCTTGTCGACGGTACGCACGATCACCAACCGCCCTTTCGCTTTGTCCCCACACGCGCCACCGCGGGCCGCACGGTGACCGGCTTTTTTGTCGTGAGCCATTTCGGCGGCTTCCGTTTGCTCATAACGGCTATCTCACCGCGGCCACGATCCGGCCGTCGTGCACGCGGATCGGTTTGTCCGCGGGGCCTTTCCAAAAGTCATCGATCCACAGCGGCCGCCGCTCGCCGGTGCTCGGATGAAACTGTCGACGCCAGTGTCCGCGTACCTGCCATTGGCACGACCACTCAACACCGGCACCAGGCCGCGCCGGTGCCGATGGTTCCGTTCGCCGTAGCCGAATGATCAGAACAGGCGCGTCGGGAGAGCTGACGCGTTTGCGGACGTGCCGTTCCGCTCGCGCCGCTGTCGTAACCACGATTCGTTGTTCGAGCCAGAGCAACGCGGTCATGGTGAAACGGCGCAACCACCGCTCGTGCTCGTCGCCCCCTTGCACGTCGGCTGTTGCACCTTCGGCGATTTGAGCGAATCCGCACACCATCATGTGGTTCCCGAATTGTGCATACGCCCACACGTCGATCGCGTCGGCCTCAACACACCAGGCAATCGCCACGAGTGGCAGATCGCCGATCTGCTTCGCCTCGATCGGCGCGTCGAGCCGATAGATCGGCCGTTCGCACCACATAAAACCGGCGGGCCACGTTGCGCAGATCGTGTTCATCCACTGAAACGACAGCGGCAGCGCGCTACTCGACACCGCAATTGCGTCGGCGATCTGCGTTGAAAGGAAAAACGTCGCCGCGTGCTCGAGGCGGCGCTTCAGCCGGTCGTAGTTTCGTACGCCGGCCGCCACGGTCTGCCGATCCATTCCCTGACGCCGCATGCCTGTTGCGACTTCTGAATCGAGCGGATCCCCACGCTTGGCGCGGTCGTGCATCTCGAGAGCCTCGCTGTAGCGGGAGTCGTTCATAGCCGCGTGATCTCCAAGCTGAACCGGCCCTTCGGATCGGTGATCGTGTATTGCTTGCGGAGTTCGGGCGGCAGCTCGAGCCGCGACTGCTTGCCCCACTTGCCGATCACCTGAAACGGCCCGACGATCCCCGACTCGATCCCGCGCAGCCGTTGCTTTACGTCGCGATCGATCGCGTCGTACTCGTCGGCCGCGGCCTGCAAGGCGGCCCGGCGCTCGAGCGCGGCCTCGAGTTCGGGATCGGTGAGCACCGTTGCGCCGACGGCCGACAGCGGCGGATTACACGTGTGCCCGTACCAGGGGCAGCGCCGGCACTCGTGCGGCTCGCCGTCGAGGAATGTCGGCAGCGTGCCGGCGGCCACGTGATCGAGCACGCGCTCTGACTTCGCGAGAAATTCCTCGACGCGATCGAAGTGCCGATCGAGTTCCACCGGCAGCAGCCGCGGGATCCCCGAGCGATCGAGCAGCAGGAACCCGTACGGCTCGGCCGCGCCGAACAGGTACGCGAGCAGTTGATAGCCGCCCGAGCGCGTGAACGGGTTATCGAACACCTGATCGAACGTGTCGATCTTGTCCACCATGTACGGCGACCAGGCTTTCACCTCGATCGGGGCGCGCACGCCGTCGACTTCCAGCCGGGCGTCCACCTTGCCGGCGATCGCGACGCGGCCCTTGTGATCCTTCAGGGTGAACCGTTCCTGTTGGCCGATCACGTTGAACGGTGGCTCGGCGTCGCGGCCGATCCGGCTCATATCGGCGAGCAGATCGCGCTCGCGATCGTCGCCGCGGCGAAACTTCGCGAGCACCTCGGGCGGCCAGGGCGGCAGCGTTTCGGGTTGTGTGAGTTCGTACGCCATGCGGCGCTCGCACGCGCGCCAGGCTGACGCGTACACGTGGGCGTGCGGATTCGCCGGCCGGCTCGAGGCGCTGAGAAAGCGTGCCCACGAGGCCCCGATCGATTCGGCGATCGCGGCGGGCGTGTTCACGGTTGCACCTCGAACGGCAGCGGCCCCGACAGATCGAAACCTGGCAGCGTGTGCAACAGCACGCGGCAGCCGAACGCCAGGCGCGGCCAGAACACCATGCCGCCGGGATCCATCTTGTTGTCGTCGTACTGCCGGCCGTCGCCGAGCTTGTCGAGCGATTCGGCGAGTAGCAGCTGCGTACATTCCTCGAGAATGAACAGCCACACGTGGCAGCCGGTCTCCTGCTGCACGCGCCGGTAGTGTTGCCACTTCCGATAGCCGATCCCGTGATCGTAGGTTTGGGTTGTGACCGTGAACGTCGGGCCGGCTTTCGCTTTCACCTCGGCCCACTTCATCTGGCCGGCTCGAGCGATCCCAAGATCCGGCAGCACGATCCCGTCTTGCGCGCCCTGGATCTTCGGTGCCTTGTCGCCGTGCTCGCCGCTGTAGTCGTACGACGGAATGATGTACCAGCCGCGGCCCTGCAACCATGCGGCGACGCGCTGCTCGGCCTCGCGGCCGTGGATAAACGCGCGCGACTGTCGGAACGGCGCGGCCGTCATACGCCCTCCGGTACGGCGAACAGCACGGCCCCGAACGGCCGGAACGTGCGCGCGAAGGCCTGCGGCGCGTCGCCGATGTAGATCACGGCCTGCCCTTGGAGCGGCGTCGCCGATTCGGTGTTCGGCTGCCAGAACCGCACGCGGCCGGCCGGAAAGCAGATCGCCGCGGCGTGCGCGCCGAGCGTCGCGAACCATTCGGTCTCGGTGGCGTTGTTCACGAGCACGATCGCCGCCGGCACGTCGTGATCGGCGACGGCGGCCGCGAGCTTGTCGACGAAGTGCTCGATCTCCGGCCTCGAGTACGGCGGATTCATCCACACGCGCCCCTGCCACCGTTTCCGCAGGCCGTCGTCGGCCAGGGTGAAATAGCGCGCGGCCTGGACGACGGCTTGCGCCTCGTCGCTCGAGGCCGGATCGAGATCGATCGCGCCGAGCACCTGGCGCGCGGCCTCAATGTATTCGCGGGGCGTGTACCACTCGTTGTCGCCCGAGTTGTGCGACACGTGGGCCGAGCCGGCGTTCGTGATGGCGTTGTACGCGTCGCGGAACCGCGGCCGCGGTTGGCAATTTAAATTGCCACGCCACACGCGCTCGACGACTTGAACGTGCGTGTGCGAATACGGTTCGCCGGTTCGGACGTTGATCCACTGCGCGGCCAGGGCCCGCTGCGAGAGCCCGGCCTCGAGCTGCTCGACAACCTGCCGGGCCTGTTCCCACAACGTCGCGTCGGCGTCGTCCTCGAACGTGACGATCCGCAGCTCGAGCGCGTTGATCTCGCGGATCGCCCCCTCGAATACCGACTGCACGATCGCAGGCCTCGCCGGCATGACCTATCCGTCCTGGCCGGGTTCGCGTTCGCCGTTTTTCTTGCCGAACACCTCGTCGGCCGTCAGCGGGCCCGAGCTGCTCGAGGCGGCCGGCGGCGTGCTGCTCGAGGCCGGGGCCGCGGCCGCCGGTTTCGCCGCTTGCTCGGCGATCCACTTGTCGGCGTTCACGATGAACTTCTGCTGCGGATGTTTGTTGTAGTTCGGGCAGCCGTAGAACGCGGCGCGGTTGTCTTTCGCCGGCCGGTACACGCCCTTACTGTTGCAGTGCGGGCACACCGGCGGCTCCACGTCGGGCGCTTTGCTCGAGGCCCCGCCGACGCGCTCGTCGCGTGTGCCGAATCCGCGGCCGAGGCGGCACCGCTCGACGATCTTGTCGGTGCCGGCCCAGGCCTCTTTGAGATCGGCGATCGGGACCGACTTCATGCCGGCAAGTTCGCGCGTGATATTGCCGTCGACGTTCGCGCGCGCGGCCTTGCGTACGAGCAGCTCGAGTTCGGCCCCGGCTTTCCCGCGGCAGAAATCATCCGTGGACGATCGGCCGCCTTCCATTTCCTCGACGACTTGGCGTGTGAGCTTGCAGCGGCCGCTCGCGCTGATCAGATAGTGGAAGTTCCCCGGCTCGACGCCGCTCACCTTTTCCGGCCGCGCCACGTTGAAGATCTCGATCCCGTAGAGATCCCGCACGCGATCGCAGCCGCAATCTTGCAGGTAGCCGACGATCTGCCCGCCCTGCTCGTCGGGCGCTTTGAACAGCAGCCAATCTTCCGGCGAGGTGGCACGGATCGAGGCCTTGCGCAGCGTCGCGAGCACCTGCACGCGCGCCTCGATGATCTCGACGGCCTCACCTTTGAGGGCCGCCAATTCGGAGAGCGTCACCGGGATATCGGGCCGGCGCAGCTCGAGCGCCGCGGATTCGGTGTCGTCGGGTTCTACGTCGATCGTGGGCGTTTCCATGTGCGCTTCCTTTGCTAGTCGATCCCGAGCCAGTAGATCCCGAGCTATTCGCGGTGGCGCTTCCGGCCGAACGTGGCGCGGCCGAACGACGGCTCGAACACCGGCTCGCCGCTCACGTAGCGGTGCACGAGCACGCCGGAATACGCCCGCAGGCCGATCGCCGGCTTGGCTTTGAACAGATCGAACGCGCCCTGGCGCGCGAGTTGGTGAAACCGCGAGGATCCCAGGTGAAAGATCGCCATGAGGTCGGCCGACTCGAGCAGCTCGCCCGCGGCGGCTCGAGCCAGGGCGGCGCGGGCCTCGGCGTCGATCCCGGCGACGCTCGCCGGCATTGGATCGGGGCACGCCCACAGCCGATCAGCCGTCAACGGCGACCAGAACATCACGCGCTCGCAGGAGTGGCGGCGGCGGCTTTATTGGTGACGGAACGGCGGGCAGCGCGCGCGCGACGGCGGCGATCGTTCTCGCGCACGTGCTCGAGGTAACGGTTGATCTTGTGCATCGTGCGATCGCGCGGCCGCACGTTCTTCGGCGCTTGCTTGAGCAAGTAGTGCAACGTGCGCATCGGGATCTTGAACCCGGCGCGCTTCATGGCGGCCGCGAGCTGATCGAACGTCCAGTCGCGATCGAGCCGGTGCAGCTCGAGTTCGGCGAACGATTCGGCATGCGGAACAGGCGGCATCGGCGGATCCTTTCGTACTACTTGCAGCCGTGAGAATTTCTCGCTCGTTCTGCAAGGAACGATAGGCGGGCCTGTGCCGATCTGTCAACCGCTAGATCTTGGGGGCCTGGCAAAACCTGAGCAGGAACCGACGAGGCCGGCCGGCTAACTTCCTGGCCGCGGGCACCCTGTTAGTTCTGACAGCCCTGCTGAGGTTTGTAATATTTACGTCGCGGACTGTCGTCTTTGTGGTAACAACTGCGAGCGGGAGAAGAGATCTTGCCGTCGCAAGTTCTGCAAATTATCGTTCTAGCCGCTTTGTGCTACTGCACAAATTGCAGCACTTGCATATCTATTTTCCCTAGCCGCATAATCTCCCCGAGTGTCCCCCCTGTCGTCGAATCGGCTCGAATCGACCGAACCGCCCGCGCCATTCGTGCGTTTAATCGAAGAGTGTCTCCGCGAGCACGGCGGCAAAAAACAAGATTACGCGCGCGCCATCGGCGTGTCGCCCACCATGCTCAGTCAGATCCTGGCCGGCGTCTATCGTACGCCAGCCCTCGAGCTGTGCTTACGAGTCGCCGTCAAGTGCGGCCGCCCGATCGACGACGTGTTGCGGGCGGCGGGCCTCGATCACGTTATCGAACTGTTCGATATCTTGTACCCGCCGGAAGTGCGGCACGCCTTACGCAAGCTCACGCCTCGCGAGCGCACGTTAATCGCCGCGTTTCGCGCACTCGACTCCGAACAAGCGCAAGCGATCGAAGTACTCGCCAAGCGCAGCGCCGCTGCCACGAAAGCGCAGCGGAACCGAACGACGCCGGCCCGCCTGCGGCGCAAGTCGTAACCACACGCACACGGCCGTCGAGCATCGGCCGCGCCTGCCCGATTCACGCTAACGTTTGGTCGTCGGGGGCCGATCATGCCTGGCCGTCGTACGCGTACGCGTCGCGCTCGTGGTGTCGCCGCTCTACCGCCGTCGTTTCTCACCGATTGGAAGCACGCCCCGCGCGCGGCTCGGAAGGCCGTCGCGGTGCTGCTGCATAAAATGAATACGCACCGCGTCGAGGCGCGGCACAAATGAGCAAGGCCGGCCGCAAGTTGGCGGCCGCGTTCGCGAAACTCGACGCGATCTATGCGCAGTTGCCGGCGCTCGCCTGCCGCGGCGAGTGCGCGATCGCCTGCGGCCCGATCGTGATCTCCGATCTCGAGGCGCACCGGCTGCAACGGGCGACGCATCAGAAACCGCGCACCGTGATCAAGCTGCTCGCCGACGGCGGGCCGCACACGGAGCGGCCGCGCGAGCGGTGTGTGTATCTGACACCGGCCGATCGCTGCGGCGTCTACGCGATCCGGCCGTTGATTTGCCGGGCGTGGGGCATGGTGCGCATGATGTCGTGTATGCACGGCTGCCTGCCGGAGCGGTGGCTGAAAGACGACGAGTTTCTGCGCCTGGCGCAACAGATCGAAGCGTTCGCGGGCGGCCGTGTGCTGCGCACCGGGCCCGCCGGCCTCGAGCACGTCAACGGCGAGAGCTTTCTGCGGTTCGGCACGCCCACAAAGTCGGCCGCGGCGATCGAGGCGACGGCCGAACGGACGCGCAGCTTGCGGGCGCTGCACGGCGGGCGGATCACATTGGCGCACGACGCCAAGGACGATCTGTTGTGATCTCGCCGCTCGCCGCCGCCGCGATCGTGACGTATAAGTTCCGCACGCGCCGGCCGCACGAGCCCGAGGCCGAGTACCTCGGCGATCTCGTGCAGCACGTCGAGCAGCGCGACTTCGCGGCGGCGCACGAGCTGCGCGTCGGCCGCCGGCAGGCCGATTGGACGAAGGCCGACGTGCAGGCCTTCCACGAGCACCTCAATCGCCGAGGATGGCACGGGCCGTCCGAGGATCTCCCGCCCGGTGTGACCGTGCGGCCGGCGCTCGAGATCGGGATCGCTGAGGTGAGCGAGGCCGGCCTGCTCGCGTACGCGACCGAGATGCTGGACGCACTTGTCGATCTGCGCAAGCGCCGCCCCACGGGCGAGTTGTGGATCGCCGCCTCGGTTGTGCTGACAGATGGCCGCGCGCTCGCGACGTTTGTCAGCCGCGGCGATCGTGTCGCGGTGATCAAGGCGCTTGCGCGGACACAGCCGGTGTTCGGGTTCGTCGTCGCGTGCGACGTGTTTATCCACGGGATCGACACCAGGCGCGGCGAGGCGACAAAGCAGGACGCGATCATTGCGCACGTCGGCACGCGCGAGATCCGGCTTATCAAAGTGCGGCCGTACGCGCTCGAGCACGGCCAGGCGGTGTTCGTCGATCCGCCGCCGCCTGATATCGACAAGGCCGCCGAGGTGTGCAGCGATCCGTATGCCGGGATCTTCGTGAGCGTGCCGCCGCCGACGGGCCCGCCCTCGTGAGCGGGCATGCGTAACCCGTCGCACGGCCGCTACATCCTCGACGAATCCGGACAGCCGGTACCCTGCGACGACGTAATGGAGTGGGGCCGCTTCATGGCGAACATCGATCGGCGACGCGTCGCGCAAGATATGGACGAAGGCGACGAGAGTGGCGCGCGCGTGCGCGTGTCGACCGTGTTCCTCGGCCTCGATCACAACTATTTCGGCGACGGCCCGCCGGTGTTGTGGGAAACGCTCGTGTTCGGCGGCGTGCTCGACGGCGAGATGGATCGTTACACGTCGCTTCGCGCGGCGCTCGAGGGCCATCAAGAAATGTGCGCACGCGTGCGGGCGACGCTCCACAAATGAGGTACGCCGATGGCTCGTTTCACAAATGAGGTACCGATGACAATGCGCGAGATCGCCGAGGCCCTCGACGTAATCGCCGTCGATATGAGTAACGCCCTTATGCCGCGCCACGACGATCCGCAGCGCGCGCAGAAGGCCTACACGCTCGGGATCGCCGCCGCGGCGATCAAACAACGGGCCGATCAGTTGCGCTCGTTCGAGCTGGAACCATGATCCCCGGCGACGACGATATCGTGCAGGCCTTGACAGAAGAACTGCAACACAAGCGCGCGCCGCTCGAGTTGGTGTTGCAGCCGGCGTCGGCGTTACAGCTCGCCGGCCTCGTGCAGCTGGCGACGCGCCATCCGGCGTGCGCCACCAGTCTCGCCACGACGGCCGGCGCGTTCCTGGCCGGCGTGCGCGAGTACTTCGCCGAGTGTCCAATGGTGCTCGAGGTGCTGCGGCGCGGCGACGATCCGCGCGAGGATCGATGATGCCCACGATCGAACTATCACGCTCGCAATTGATGGCCCTGCGGAGTCTCGTCGCTGAACATCTACTCTGCCCGCGGCGCAGCGAAGTGTTCGTCGATTGTTCGCACCGGCCGTCCGTCGACACCACGCCCGAGGAATTGCTCGCGCTCTTGATGAACGCGCCGCGCGAGGATCGCCCATGAGCGACGACAAGAAGGCCGACGTGTTCGGCGGCCGGTTCTATGAACGCGAGCCGGGCGGGCGCATGCGCGAGATCTCCACGCCGCCGCGGCCGCCCGACGCGTGGATTTGTCGTCGCGTCGCCGACTTTCCAAACGGCCTGCCGCCGGCCGGGGCCGCGACGACCGTGTGCAGCCGATGTCGTCAGGCGATCGCGTATAACCCGCGCCGCATGCACAGCACGCCGATCGACACGACGCAGACAAAGATGATCTGCATGCAGTGCGCACACGTCGAGCCGCTGCCGATCGAACCATGATCGACGACGAGGTTGTGAGCACACCGCTCGAGCATGGGGGCGAACCGTGCCCGAGCTGCGGCCGCCTGTTGGAAGTGATCAGCGGTAACGGTGTGCCGGTGCCGGGCACGATCACGTTGTGCGCGTACTGCTTCGTGTTTCTCGTGCTCACCGATGCCGGCCGGCAGCGCGTGATGACGGATGCCGAGTGGCTCGAGCTGCCGCCCGACGACCGCGCGCACTTGACGCGCGTGCGCGAATGGTTCAAGGGCCGACTATGAGGATCAGCGGCGAGCCAGGATCGCGCGTCGTCTGGATCGACGATCGGCCGCTGTCGCCGTTTCGCTCGCAGCGTGTCTGGAACCATAGCCCCGACGGGTTCAATTGGGGATACGACGGCAGCGGGCCGGCGCAGCTCGCGCTCGCGATCCTGCTCGCGGCCGGCCTGAAAAAAGCGCGGGCCGTCGCGCTCCATCAGCGGTTCAAGCGCGAGATCCTCGCGCCGCTGCCGCAGGGCCGGCGGTTCACGCTCGAGATTGACGTGGCCGCGTGGGCGCAGCGCGCCGAAGCCGCCCTGGCGCGCACGTTTGCGATCGAAGTCGTCGGCGGTGTCGAGGCGATCCGGTGTCTGCTGTGCAACCGGATCAGCGAACTTCCCGGCGACGTGGCGAACCGCTACTGCGGCCGCTGCCACTTGTTTCACGAGGCCGTCGCCGAGGGCCGGCAGCTCGTCGAGGCCGGCGGCGCGCACGAGTGCCAGGAATGGCCGACGGCCCGCGGCGTGTGCGCGTTGTGCGGCGCGCCGATCACGAGGTGAACCACATGGCGACACTCATTCCGGCCCGCGGAAACCTGCGAGAGATCACGCCGGCAAACGGCCGCGCGTTCACGCTCGCCGAGTTGCAGGCCCTCGTCGGCGGCTATATCGAGGCGTTGCGCGCGCCCGACGGGCGGATCGCGTTTCTGAATGAGGACGGCAAGCGGCTCGAGCTGCCGATCAACAGCTCGGCGACGTGGCTGTTCCGTCGCCAGTTGCCCGGCGATTACATCGTCGGCGACGTGGTGCTGTGCAGCGCGATCGAGGCCGGCGAGGGCGACGACGCTGAGGCCGATCCCCCGAATCAGGCCTGAAACAAGGCGATAACTTTGTAAATACGATAAAGTTGCTATCCCCGGCCGGTGTATATACAATTATCGGCGTGCGTATCACGTTTGATCCGGCGAAGGACGCGAGCAACCGCGCCAAACACGGGCTCAGCCTCGCCGACGCCGCACGGCTCGATTGGTTCGCGGGCCGTGTGGACGTGGCGCACACCGTCGCGGGCGAGACACGGTGGCGAATGATCGCGCCGCTCGACGGCCTGTTGGTTTCGATGGTTTTTACCCGACGCGCCACCGGCGTGCGGGCGATCAGTTTGCGGCGTGCAAGCCGCAAGGAGCGCCGACTGTATGAGCAACGATAACGAGCAGGAATACGGCACGCCCGACGCCGAAAACCCCGAATGGACGGCCGAGCAAATCCGCACGGCCAAACCGTTCGCCGAGGTGTTTCCCGATCTCGCCGCGTCACTGCGGCGCGGCCGCGGGCCGCAGAAGTCGCCGAGGAAACAGATCATCAGTATCCGGCTCGACGCCGAGATCCTCGAGAAATTCCGCGCAACGGGTAAAGGATGGCAGGGCCGGATCAACGAGGTACTGGCGAAGCACGCGCCGCGCCGCGGCCGCCGCGCGAAGTCGACACGCAAGCGCACGACGCGCCAGGGGGCCCGGTAATGAACGCCACGATCGAAGCCGGCGATTTCATCGAGATCCCCGCCTGGCGCGTGTGGGGTTGCGTGTTCACCGTGGAGCCGTCGCGATCGGGCCTCGGATCCGAACACGCGATCGACGTGCTGCTGCAAACGTATCCCGAACAGCCGGCCGAGGCGATGCGCCGGTATCGCCTCGAGCCGCATGAATACACCGTGGTCGACTGAAAAGCAAAAGCACCATGACAAGCAACGCCCTAACGCGTCTACTCGTGATCCTCGGCGTCGGCCTCGCGGCCGGCTTCATCGTGCACTCGTGGGCAGCCGTCGAGCCGGCGCACGAGGCTCCGGCCGTTGCGGCGATCGCGACGCCGGCCCCCACACCGCCCGCCGCGCGGCCGCTCGTCGACAAGCGCGCGAACCAGGCGTGCGCCGAGCTGCGGCAGCTCGGGCACGACGTGAGCGCGGGCGACGTAATCGGCTCCGGCGTCGTCGAGCGTACCGACTACATCGGCCAGATCGGCAAGCGCGTCGACGTGTCGATCGCGCCGGCCGTCGCAAAAGCGGCCGACAACCTACAACGCAACGGCCGGCTGTATTCCGTCGGTGCGCCCGCCTCGTATGTCGAAAAAAGCATGGATCAAATGGCGGGCGCGTGTGACGCGTACGACGCCGCGAAAGGATCGCAACGATGAAACCGACGACACCGTACAACCTCGAGGCCGGCGGCCTGCCGGCGGGCATTTACGCACAACCGAACGGCGGCTACTACTCCCGCGTGAAAGTCGGATCAGGCGCGACGGCCGACAAGGCCCAGGCGAGTTGGGATCCTGGCACGCCGCTCGACAAGATCCTGCGGTGGCAGGACACCACGCGCGCGGCGTTTCTGAAAAAACGCGCCGAGGGCCCGGCCCGCGGCACGCTCGCGGGCGACTGGCAGCAGTACCTCGCGATCGGCGGGCTCACGAAGGACAACAAAACGCGCCGCACACAGCAGGGGGCCTTTTGGTGCGCGCAGCCGGCGGCCCTCGGCGCGCCGGTGCTGAGCGTCGCGCAAGTGCAGGCCGAGGCCGCCGCGGCGAAGGCCGGGCAGCCGGTGCCGAACCACGGCCGCACGCTCGGCCAGGTGGCGCGCACGAAACTCGATCTGAAACGGATCCGCGAGATCCTCGCGATCGCGTTCGCGCCGAGCGACGCCGATCTCGATCCGACGGAACACGCCGGCACGTCGAACCACTACCGGATGGCGCTCTTTCACCTGTTCACCGTGCTCGATCAGGACGATCCGACGGCCGTGAATCCGATCGCGCGTGTCAAAACGCGGCCCACGCAAGGCGCGCAGCTCGCCGGGCAGGATATGCGGATCGTGCGCGAGATCCTGCGGCAGTTCCCGTCGCGGTTCGGCCGCTCGTCGCTGATCTCCGAGTTGCGCCTGGCGGTGCTGGCGTGGATCCATATCACGCCGAAACAGTTGCAGCAGCTCGAGCCCGCGAGCGCGTTTCACGATCTGCCCGAGGCCTCGCGCGAGGACATGATCGCGGGCGCGATCACGCTCACCAAACCGGCGCGGCACAAGGGCCGGCAGAAGCGCGTGCCCGCCCCCGAAACGATCCCGCTTACCCCGTGGGGCGTCGAGGCGATGCGCGCGTTCGCCGCCGAGCCGGCCGCGTGGGGCAAGTTTTCCGTCGCGTCGTTGAACAAGGCCTTCCGGCGTGCTTGCCGGCGGGCCCAGGCCGCGCTCGCCGAGCAGGGCGTCGTCGTCGACTTGTCGGGCATGACGCTCTACCACCTGAAGCACAGCCTCGCGACGGCCGCGAGCATCGCCTCGGCCGGCCTCGTCGATCGCTCGGGTAAGGTGCGCCAGGATCCCGGCGTGTCGCGGGCGCTCGATCATGCCAGCAGCCGCGGGGGCCGCACGACGAGCTTCTACACGCAAGCCGCCGTCGCCCCGATCCTGCTGCTCGTGAACGCCACGACGGCCCGCTATCTCGATCACCTCTTTACGGTGCCCCTGAACGCGCCCGCGGCCCTCAGGCTCGTGCCGAAAGCCGACGCCGCCGGTTAGCCTGCCCCCGTCGCCGAGTGCCCCCACGGGCGCTCGGCGGCCCTTCCTCGCCTTTCTGATACGATCCCCGAACGTCGCACGATGCCGCTTGTGCCTCTCGAACCACTCGCGGCGGTTCCGGCGTTCGGGTTCGAACCTATGGCCTTGTGCGGATCGAAAAGTGGACGCTCGAGCGAGATAGAGCTTGTGCCTGATATGCACGAGGTCATAGGTTCGCCGGCCGGCCCTCGAGCGGGCACGATGCGCCTTGTGCTTCTCGAACCACTCGAACTGGAGCGGGGATCGCAGCCGATCGGATTTGGGCGTAAAACAGCGCATTTTGTCGCGCAAATAGATCCACTGCTCGAGGCCGGTTTCGGGCGTGTTTCGGCGTTTTTCCTCAGTGTTTTCGCGATTCGTGGGGCCGGCGCGTCGTTTTTCACACGCACGAGGTCACACGTTCAAGTCGTGTAGCGCCCACCACTTACAGCCACATAGATCCACTGCGGGCGGTTCTCGAACCGCTCGCCACCGGCCGATCGAATTTCCCAAGGAATCGCGTGCTCGAGCGGCACGCGCACAAGGTGCCTCGCGGCCGCCGGTTCTGCACTTTCGAAATGCAGTTTGGGCGGCCGCCCCTATTCTTTTTTCAGCAGCAGCGCGCCGAGCACGATCAGCACGACCACGAGCGCGCCGATCGACACCAGCAGATCGAGGCTCACAACGTCACCACTCCCCGTTCGGCGGATCCCATCGGCCCGGCAGGCACGAGTAGCCGCACACGCCGCCGGGGCACCGCCGATCGATCAACAGCCGGATCGCCTCGCCGTCGGGGCACGTCGCGAACCGCGGCAGCATGCGCGCCGCCTGGCCTTGAGCGACGACGTTTTGCGCCAGGCGGGCGCAGCCGCCGGCCGACAGCTCGAGCAGCACGACGAGCGCCAGGACCGTGAATGTTCCTCCAAAGGAACCACCAGGGCCCCGGCGGGCGGCCGCGCACACCGTTCACCGCCCCGGCGGCCAGCCGGCCGGCCAGGCCCGCAGGATCGCGAGCAGGGAGAGCAACAGCACGGCTACCCATAACGGCACGCGGCCGATCCCCGCGGCCGCGCAGATCGTCAGAACGAACGCGGCGATCGCCAGCACGATCGAGACATTGAGCAGCGTCATGGCGTCTCCCTTTTCTTACTGCGGATAGTCGGTCGCGCCGGTATCGGCCGGCGTCAGCTCGATCACCGCGTCGGGCATGGCGGCCTGCCAGGCCTCGACGCCCGCGCCGCCGCCGTCGATCTTCATCCCGTAGTCCGAGGGCGGCAGTTTGATGTTCGTGAGCACGAGGTTCGTCGGATACAACGGCTCGGGGATCAAGTAGAGCGTCGTGCCCAGGCGCACCGCCTCGATCGTGACGTTCTGCAACGTGAGCGCATCGGGCGCGCCCATGATCGTCACGCCGCGCGCGTCGCCGCCGTACTGATCGGGGTTGATGTCGGAGAACATCACCTCGTCGAGCACGACATCGGTCATCGTCACCGATGGCTGCCCGTCGTCGCGGCCGAGGATCTTGATGCCGGCCCCGCCGTGCCTCGCGTGACAGCGCGCGATCCGTACGTGCTGGATCGTCGTCCACGGCGCGGTGCCGTCCTGATTGCGTGTGCTCAGAAGAATCAGGTACGCGCCCTGCCCCTCTGAGGTGCCGCCGTATTCGAGGATACAGTTCTCCATCTCGAAATCGACCGCGCACTTCAGCTCGAGCGCGTTCTTGATCTGCGCGCCCTTCGCGTACCAGTCGGGGTTTTTCGTCAGCGTGCAGTTGGTGACGCGGATATGCGTCGGCATGCGATCGGGCGCGGTCGAATCGGCCCCGCCGAACATCACCACCTCGCCCGCCGCCTCGAGGTAGCAGTCGTCGATCACCACGTCGCGCGTACCATCCCATCCGGAGATCGCCTGCGTGTCGCGGCCGATATCGAAGATGTTGTCCACGTGGCACTGCGTCACCAGTGCGCCGGCCCCGTTCAACATGACGCCCCGGTGCGCGCCGAAACTCGGATCGCCGAGCAGGCTGCACCGATCAATCACAACGTTCGGCCCGGTGACCGCGACGAGCTGCCGGTTTTGGTGCGACGTGCGCACCGTCAGCCCGCACAGCGTGACGTCGCTGCCCTCGACGGTGATCGCGTCCTCATCGGCCGTGCCGATGATCTCGACGCCGTTCCCGGCCGCGGTGGCGCGCCCGTTGGGGACGACGGCCTGCGGTTGCAGCGTCACCGGCTGACGAAGCACGAGGCTGCCCTGATAGCTGCCAGGCGCAAGCGCCAGGACACTCCCCGCGGCCGCCGCGTCGATCACCGGCTGGAGCGGCGTGCCCGCCGCCACCGGAATGGTGTCGCCGTCAGGCGGCGGCTCAGGCGGCTCCGGTGTACTGCCTTGCAAAGCCTCGAGCGCGAGATCGAGCGTTGCTTTCGCTTGGTTGATGTAATCAACGGCCGCCGGTATATCCGACGCATGTCGCGGGCGCGTAGGTCGTCGCGGTTGTTTCATGGTGTTCGGCCCTCATCATTCGGTGGCGGTGAATGTGAACGTGAGCGCGTTGCTTTCCTGGCCTGCGAGCGAGCGCACGCTGACCGGCAGCGCATCGGGGCCGTGCCACACCGCCATATTTACCAGCGTCGTTACTTCGGTCGCCGAGACGAACGTTGTCGGCTCGTCCACGCCGGCGAACACGATCACCGCGCCCGGCTTGAATCCGGTACCCGTCACGTGCAGCGTGAAATTCGCCCCGCCGATTACGGCGGTTGCCGGTGCGAGCGCCGCGACCGTCGGCGGCGGCCCGTCAGTGTTAAAAGCCGGGCCCCGTACCGCGTTTGTGACGGGCGACGGAAAGATCCCGCCGATCGCGCTCTGCATCGACGAGGCGAGCACGGTACGTGTCGAGCCATCGGCTAGCGTGATCGTCCACGTGTACAGGTTGTCTGCGATCTGTGTTGGCATGTTCGTTTCCTTTTCAAAGCCTCGAGCCGTCGGGCATGCGGCCGCCGTTGCCGTAGCCCCACACCTTCGCGTCGGTGTGTTTCACGTCATCGATCGTGCAGCACGACACGTAGCCGCGCACGTTCGAATCTTCCGGCGTCACGCTCACGGTCGACAGGATCGGATTGCCGGCGGCGTCCACCGCGTCGTCGACTTGTACCTGCACGGTGTCGGTATCCCACATCCAGAACGCCAGATCTTCTTCCATGCGGAACAGGTAATCGTTGCCGCGCTGCCCGAACTGGTAGAGCGTATCCACCATGCGGGCCTGCAACATTTGCGGCGACCAGTGCGGGCCCATCGTTTGATAGTTGAGGCCGTCGACGTCGTTGGCGAGATCGTCGTACCAGCCGAACCGGCCGCGATCGTCGCCGTCGGCAAACCACGAGGTGTAGTGCGGCGAGAAATGCTGCCAGCTCGTGAGGCCGGCGGCGTGCGCTTTCTGCCCGAGGTGGCGCAACGAATCGATCAGCGGTTGGCCTGGCGTGTTCCACAGATTGAGTTCCCATCCGAGGCTCACCTCATCGACGAGCTTGGCGGCGACGAGCGCCTCGAACACGGGATCCACGAAGTCGGCCCACTGCTGCGGCGTCATATTCGCCGGCTGAAAATCTTTCGAGCCGAACCGGACGTGCAGGTATTTCACGTACCGCTTCACAAGCGCGCAGGACTCGAGAAACTGATCGAGCGTGTGCCCGTTGCCCGGCGTTTTGCCGGGGTTGTTCGTCGGGCCGGTGCTGTCGGCGTACGAGAGCAGGAAATGCGTGTAGCCGTAGCCGCCGTACTTCGTCAGGTATTCCTTCTGAAAGTCCATCGGATAGCGATCGAGGAACCACGCAAAGATCCGTTCGTACTTCCGGCCCACGCCCGGCACCTGCGGCGCGCCTGGCATCTCGACGCCCCAATAGTCGCCGCGCAGATAGTTCCGATCCTGCGGCGGCGTCCACGGGAGCGTCGTGTAATAGTTGACGGGCTCAGGAAACGGCAGCAGCGGCCCCCGTACGATGACGGGCACGTCGGGGGCCCGCTTAAAACTTGAGGGTTTCAGGACGGCCGTGAAGTTGATCGTTTTGTCGCTCAGCTCCACGAACGGCCCCCCGCTGCCCGTCAAGCCGGGCTCAGCGCCGGTACTGAAGGGCGCGTAGCCGTCGGCACTTACCTCGATGCTTCCCGCCCACGGCGGCGTCAACGGCGGCCCGTTGTAGAAGTTCGCCGGATTGGTGTTTCGTACCGTGCCGCTCAGGCCGGCATCGATGCGGATCACGAGCGGCTTCGTGATCAGTGCGCCGGCCTCGTCGACTGCCGTCACGTTGAATTCGATATTCGGCGGCGGTTCGCCGCGGTGCGACGTGGGGCGATCGGGATCGCCGTACGGTTTCTGTTTGTGAACGGTCATGGTGCTGTTCCCCCTTGTGCTTCCGGTGGCGTCACGAGCGCGGCCAGGGCGGCCTCGCGGTGTCTGATGGCGGTGTCGATAACGTCCGGCGTCCACACGAGCGCGGCGATCGCCTTTACGATCGAGGCTTCGGCATTGAGATCCGCGCCCGGCTCATACACGGTGCGGTGATACATCGGCGACAGTCGAACGCCGTCGCGCAAAATGAACGACGCGCGCCGCACGGCCACGTTGCCGCGTTCGTCGATCTCAATCCGGTCGATAACGGTTTCTTCGGTGAGCATTGGGCGATCCTTTTTCTCTACGTGGGCGTGCGGTACATCAGGGCCCCGATCAACGAGCCGGGATTAAAACTCGTGTTGTCCATGATGATGATCCCGCCGGCCGCGCCAAGTGCCGGCGTGATCGTGGCGTTGGTGATGTACATCGAGGGCATGTTCGCCACGCCGGCGTTCATCGCGCCGAAATAATTGAAATTGCCGCCGACGTTGCCGCCGTCGCGATCGGCGAAGGGCAGGCCCGTGATCGTGGCGGATCCAACTGATGATCCTTTGTTGCCGAGGATGATCCGCAGGCCGGCCCAAATCCAGCCGCCGATCTTCACGTACCAGCCTTTCTGCTCGTTGTAAACCATCCCGACGGCGGCACCGCCGAATAGAACAGCGGGCGTCCAGAGGCCCTCTTCGTAGTCGTCGAACGTGTTCGGATCCGTACTGGGATTCTGCACCGCCGGAAACGTGATCTGCCCTTGCGGGAGTACAACGTTGTTCGCAGGGTTGATCGCGAGCATCGTCACGAGGTTCGTACGGGGATTCGGCGCGGCCGCCGATCCGTAAAATTGATGCGCGCCGCCGCTTTGGTAATACAACGCGGCCGGTAGCGTCGGATCATCAGCGTTCCAATTTGTCCCATCGTGACTGAGATTGGACGCCGCGATTAGGTTTGCGTTCACGATCTGGCCGAATCGCGCGAGCCCACTCCCGCCAGTATTCAGCGCCTCGAGCATGGGCCGCGCCTTGGCGATGCGCTGATTCGCGGTGAACACGTTGGGCAGCGCCAGGCCGGCGGCGGCGGCGAGAGCGGCGTCGATCGGATCGAGCAGAACTTGTTTGATCTGATCCTTCGTCCACGGTGTCCCGTCGAGGTTTCCGCCGGAATCGTCGATCAGGGCGTTCCACGGGCCGCGGTTGATCGTTATGGGGGCCATAGATCCTCAGGTCGTCACGTCGAGGGCCGCGCCGAGCCGGCGCAAAATGTCGTCGAGCGAATAGCGCACCGATGAGGCCGACGCGGTGAACTTCGGCGGTAGCCGCGGCATCACATCGATCTCGGTGATCGTCACCTCTTGGATCGTCAGCGTGGCGTGGATCGCGGGCGTCGCGAGGTTGAACACCACCGGCTTGCCGCTTTTCGTTTTGGTGTCGCGTGTCGCGTACGGCACCGTTTGAATCGGGTACGCGTACTGATCGAGATCGGCGTCGCAGAGTTGCGAGAGCGAGGCCTCGCCGCGGCGCTCATCGGTGATCAGATGTTCGATCACGCCGTCAGAGTGATCGACGGCGGTGATCGCGGCTTGCGCGTCGAGGTTGTCGCGCTGTACCCACAGATTGATCGGCGCGCCTTTGATCAGCGCGCGCAGCAGGCCCGTGACGCCGAGCAGCGCGGCCGCGGCCGTGATCGTCGAGCCATACGACACGGTGGCGGTAATTGCGCCAGGGCCCGACGCCGGGATCCCGACGAGACTGTTGCCCGAGATGCCGGTGTACCGGATCGTTTGCTGGCCGTTGCCGATGATCGCCCAACCGCCAAGGAACGTCGCCCAACCGGCCCCGGCGACAACAAGCGAGGTCGCGCCGGCCAGCACCACGCCGTCCGGTTGTTTAAGGCCCGACGTATCGTTAGCTGGCGCGTTCGCCCCGAGGGCCGCGTCGGCGGCCGCATCGGTGTACGTCGTCGTCACGTTGTCGGCGAGCGTCGCCAGGAGTTTCAGTTGTGAACCGCCTGCGGCCGTGCGGTAAATCTTGCGGCCGGTGACCGTCGAGGCTCCGATCGGAATACCGGCGAGTGCGACACGGGCCGCAGCTGCGGTTGGCGCTGCGGGGGCGTTCGCGCCGAGGGCGGCGTCGGCCATCGTGTCGTTCACAGTCACCGCGCCCACGCCGACGGCTTGCACGAGCTTCAGTTGCGAACCGCCCGCGGCCGTGCGATAGAGCCGGCGGCCGGTGACAACGGGATCGGCCGTCGCCGGCACAGTGACGGGAACGGATTTGAGCGCCGGGCCGGGGCCGGGATAGTTGATAAACGGATTCCCGGCCGCGGACGCGCCGATCGTCGGCGAGTTGCCGGGATAGATGTTCTGCGCGGAGCCGCACCAGACGGCGACAAACTGTTGGCCGGGTACGAATCCCCACAGGTTGATCCACTTGGCGGCCGGATCGGCCGAGGGCGGAACGACGATGTTGGGCGGCATGTACCAGCCGGCCGGCAGGCCGGCGTACTGTTTCAGCGTGACGGCGGCCGAGGCGGGCGAGAGGTTCGTTTCGTGCGCGAACGTGTTCGGATCGCTCGTATACGAGTACTGGAATTGGACTTGCGCGCCGGCTTGCCAGGGGCCGTACGGACTTGCGCCGGCCGATTGCTGCGTCCCGTTCCAGACGGGCGCGACGGTTGGATCCGTGAGGCTGCGTACGGTGTAGGGCGCGAGCGGTGACGGCAGTGTTTCGCCGCTCGCGGTGACTTCGCTGTACGCGTATTGATGCGTGCCGGCGTCGAGGCCTCCGGACGCGGCGAACGTGGGCGTGCCGATCGCGGGCGCGACGTTCGGGGCGGCGCGAAAGCCGACAGTAATACTCGGGTACGGACTGATCAGCGATTCCCCGGCGGCGGTTTGAAACGTGATGGCGTAGTAGTGCAGGCCGGGTGTAACGCCGGCACCGTCCAGCAGTGCGAGCGCCGGCCCGGCGGCCGGCCCGATGCCAGGCCCGACGAGCGATCCGCCGCCACCAGGCGCGGTGCCGGTGTAGCGGAGCCGTTGTGTTTCGCTCACGGCCTGGCCGCCGGCCGGGTTGAACATCACCGCGTTCGAGATCGGCACGATCGCATCGCCGGCCGCCACGTCGGCGATCACCTGTTCGGCGTAGCCTTTCCCATAGACGCGCGTGCGCACTTGCGAGGTATCCACCGACAGCGCGATCCGCGGATCGTCGAGGAACGGGTGAGAGTCATCGATCGGATCGGGCGCGTCGCCCGGTTCCTCGGTGAACAGGTGCAGCGCGCGATCTTCCCAATAGAAGTAGCCGCCGATCAGTTTCGCGACTTGCCGCAGACAGCCGTCCATGCCTTCGGAGCCGTCAAAGTTGACGGAGATCGGCGGCAGATTCGCCTGCACATAGTCGGCCCGGCAGCCTGGCGCGAACGTCGCGACGAGCCACTGCCCCACAATCGTCGCCGAGGTATCAACAAACGCCCCGTACGGCAATTTGCGATTCGCGAGCGGCGTGTCGTCGATCGCCTGGCACGGGTAGACGTTCTGCGCGGGCAGCAGGTCGTAACTCAGGCCGACAGTTTGCAGCGGTCCGGCGAACAACGAGCGCGGCTTGTTGCTGTTGATCCGCACGGTGAGCCGCTGCGCGGCCTTCGGGGGCGTCGCGGCGTCGATCGTGAGCGCGCACGTATTCGGCGTGTCGTTGATTACGTCGCGGATCGTCGTGGAACCGACGCGCACTTTCACGGGCACGTCATCGAGCCGGAAGATCGCGTGCGTTTCACGATCGGCGTACAGATCGGCCGGGAGATAGCCCAAACGGAACCCGAGGCGCGCCCCGACGATCCCGTACTGCGTATTCGGGGGGCCCGCCATCAGGAGAGCTTCGTGCCGCGCGTCAGGCTGCGCGCGATGTTGTCGGCGACGCGCCGAGTAATGCCGGCCTCGGTGTCGACGATGTTGAACGTGTTGTGGATCACCACGCCGCCCGCGGCCGCGCCGCCGCCGTTCGGCACGATCGCGCCGCTGCTCGAGGGCACGAACAGCTCGGGCCCTTCCTCGCCGACGATGTACGGTTTGCCGGCCGACACCGGCCCGCCCGCGGCGCGCCCCTGGCCGCCCGCGGAATATCCGAACCCGGCCTGCTGCCCGAACGGTGTCACACGCCCGTAGAGATCGATATAGCCGGCGAGCTGCTTCGCCTCGGTCGACATGTTGGCGAACTTGGGATCCACGGCCATCGCGCCCGTAAACTGAAACGAGTTGCGCTGCGCGGCATCGGCGGCTGCGGCGTCGGCGGCGGTTTTGTTCACGGCCGCGTCGAACATCTGCATAGCCGCGGTCGCTTTCGAGGCGTTCTCCACATACGCCAGGCCGAACGTATCGGCGGCGATCCGCGAGGCCTCGGCGTTCAGCCGGAGCCCTTCGATGTACTGCTGATTGAAGCTGTCGGCGTGGGCGAGCGCGAACTGGTACGCGGCCTCGTCGTCGGTGGCTTTCTTCTGCGCATACTCGCGCGAGTGCCGATCGGCCTCGAGCGTGTTCTGATTGAGCTTCGCCCACTTGGCGTCGTCGAGGGCGGCGACGGCATCGTAGAAGGCCGCGGTGTCGGTTTTCGCGGCTTGGTGCTTCGCCACACTGTCGGCGTACCACTTGTCGATCGCGGCCCCGGCCTTGTCGTACGCGCTCGCGCTGCCGTCGCCGACGACCGTGTTGTACTCGTTCCACAGTTGCGTCACGTCGAGCGCCGCCTGCTTGTTGATCGCCTGCTGCTCGGTGAACGCCTTCGATTGGCTCGTCGTCAGGCTGAACACCTCGGCGAGCGACTTCATCGACGCGCCCTGCGCGAGCAGCGCCTCGACGACTTGCCGTGTGCCCTGATCCATCGCGTCGAGCGTCGCGTGGTAATCGGTGCCGACGCTGTTCAGATCGCGCCAGGCCTCGAGGATCTTCCGCTCGTCGGCTTCCATTTGCGCGGCCGTTTTACTGTGCTCTTTGCCTTGGTTGTTGAATCGATCGAGCGACTCGCCCGAGGCGTCGATCGCCGGCACCAGCTCAGAGTGGGCGGCCGAGAGATCCTTGGTTTTGTCGCGGGCCGCGGCCATTGCGTCGCCGGTTTTTTGCAGAATGTCGTGCGCTTTGAGCGCCGCGGCGTCGAGCTTGTCCTGCGAGGTGGCCTCGTCGTCGAGGGCCTGCTTTCGCTTCTGCATGCTGAGCATGAGATCGTTCACGTCGTTCGTCAGCTCGTTCGCGCGCGCCTTGTATTTCTCGAGGCCGGTGAGCGCGAGGGCCTTCGCGGCCGCCTCGTCGGCGAGCAGCCACGCCAGGCGCACGCCGTCGATCACTTGCGCGGCGTCCTGTACGACGCGCACGAACCCGATCGCCATCTTGCCCGCCATCGTGAAGGTATCGACGGACGCGTCGGCGAAGCGCAGCAGCACGATCGCGCCGTCGTCGATCGCGTGCGCAATGGATTCGATGAGCGTCTTTTGCGAACCGCCAAACGCGGCCTCGAGCGCGTTCTTGATCGCGGTGAATCCCGCCTCGAGCACGGGCGATTTGGCGATCGCCTTGCCGAGCTCGAGTTGGAAATCCGCCCATTGTTTTTCTGCCTGCGCGACGTGCTCGCCGAGGCTGTCGGTTTGATCGCCGAGCCGCTGTGTCGCCGCGACCACCTGTTGCAGCATGGCCTCGCGCTTAATCCAGAGCTGATCCTCCTGCGACATATCGGCAAGCTTGTGCCCCTGCGCGGCGGCCAGATCTTCCTCGGCCTGTTTGATCTTGCCGAGATCGACGATTCGGCCGAGCGACGCTTCGCGGCCCGTGAGTAGCGCGTTGTTGACTTTCTGAAGCGCCTCGGTGACGCCGATCCCCTCTGCCTGCGAGAGCGCGAACGCCGCCTGGCCCATCGCGGCAAATTCGCCGCGCGTGAGTTTCATGCCGGCGGCGAGATCCTGATTCACGGTTTGCATCAGCTCGAGATTGCTCACCGTGCCGTGTGTGGCGGTATTGAGATCGCCGAGCAGGGCGTCGCTCAGCAGGCCGGCCTGTTCCGTCAGGTGTCGGAAGTTATCCTCGACGGATGCGAACGCCGAGCCGGCCAGGGCGATCTTGGGCAGCTCGAGCGCGGCCTGTTTCGCCACGTCGACGAGCTTCCAGAACATATCCGCGAGCACCTGGCCGGCGGCGATCGACGTAACCCACTTGGTACCCACGTCGACCCAGGAGGCCGCGTATTCGGTGTTCGCGGTGCTCGCCTGCTTCGTGGCGTCGGCGAGCGCCTGAAGGCCCTGCGGTACCTCGTAGCCGAGCTTGTGCAGTTTCTCGACGGCCTCGTTCGCCTTGTTGCCGACGATCTCGATCTCTCGAGCGGTGAGCGTGCTGACGCCGCCGAGCTTGTCGATCGCGATCGTCAGCTCCGAGGCCTGTTGAATCAACGCGCGGCCGCTGAACTTGTCCACCATCGCGTTCAGTTGGCCCTCAACCTTTTCGGCCCCCTTGCCCATGTCGGCAAGCTTCAGATCGGCCTGGTTGATCGCGTCGATGAACGTCGAGAAATCGGCGCGGAAATCGGCGTTTACGCCCACTCGTGCTCCTGCGGTTCAGCCGCCGCTTTCGGTTGTTGCGTGTCCAGCCACGTTCGGAGCGCGTCGTACTCGATCCGCCGCAGCGCGCGCAGCTGCGGGAGCGTCCAGTGCATTAACTGACAGATGGCGAAGTCGGACTGGAGCCGATCGAGCCATCCGGGGCGTTTTTTTCCAGCTCGTTTTCGGCCTTGACCGTTTCCTCGTGCAGCTCGAGGGCGTCGCGGATCTCGTTCGCGACGTCGGTTTTCAAGTTCTCGAGCGCCGCGGGCGTGAGCGCCACCGGCCGGCCCTGCGGATCCGTGAAACTCCACGCGACGATGTACGCGTCCATCCTGGCGCGGCCGATCATCGTCACATCGAGCACGGGCGGCTCGCCGATCCCGAACTGCTTGCGCATTTTCGCGAACATCATTTGATGCTCGCCGTACGTCAGCTCGCGGCGCACGTCGATCCAGCGATCGCGCTTGAGTTTCAACCGGACGATCGCCGGTTGTACGAACGGCGAATCCATTACTTGCGCTCCTTTGCCTCGGGCGGCCCGAGGCGGGCAAACAGCGCGTGATCGCGGTAGCTGAACACCTCGACGATCGGCCACTTCCACGATCCGCGCAGTAAGGTGACGATGAACGACAGCCCCGGCTGCGTCATCTTGTAGTCGTCGGCGTTCGCGACGTGGGCGCGGAGCGTGAGCACGCCGTGCTCGTCGCGCTCCACCACGAACCCGCAGATATCGGCGGCGGGCGCGTAGTGCCAGGCGATCCGCCCGTGCACGCCCGTCGCCATGACGCCGACGCGCGGTGTCGGCTTGCGATAGATCGGCGCGGCCGGCGGCCTCGCGCCCGGCTCGAGCACCACGGCGATCCCCCTACGGGGCCGGCGGCGTGCGCGTCCACGGCCCGGCCGCGACGTAGTTGCCGCTCGTGGAGATCGCGCCGCTCGACTTCACGTCGATCGCGGTGTCGAGCCACGCCAGGCCGCTCCACAGGTACGTCGGCATCAGCGACGACGGGATCAGCTCGAGCCACACCGAAACGTTCCCCATCGCGGCATCGAACAGCGCGAGATCGTCGGAGTCGTACCAGCCGCCGAGCGTGCCCTTGAGATCAGGCCTGCCCTGCACGTACACCTTGTTCGGATCGCCGAACGCGGTGACGTCGGCTTTGTCGCGCGCCATGTTGAGTGTCCACGCGTTCATCGACGCAATCGCCACCGCGGCCGCGCCGGTTCCGCCCGCCGGATCCATCTTGATCTGGCCTTCCGATCCATACATGCGATTCACGGGGCACCTACCTTTTCAAAGCGTGTTGAGATCAGCCGGCCGGAACAACGTCGATCACGTATTCGCCGCCTTGGTGTTGCCACCTGGCGTCGGGGTTCACATCGGGCTCGGCGTAGCGCACATACGATTCGCGTTTCTGTCGAACGACTTTGTAGCCGACGGGCGCGAGGCGCGGTCCCGCGTGCAGCAGCGCGTAGATCTGCTTGGCCGCCTGGCGCGCGTCGCTGCTGCTCGTGCCGAACACGACGGCCTTCACGAGATATAGGAAATGCTCGAACGCCGTTTTGTCCTCGAGCATGTGATCGACCTTGTGATCGGTGACTTTCAGCAGCGCGAACCGCTGCGCGCCCTGCGGCGCTTCGTCAAAGAACACGCCGTCGGGCAGCAGGCTTTTCAGCGTCGCGTCGTTCGTCAGGCACGCCACGAGGGCGGCATCGACTGCGCCGCTGTCGCCGGTGTCCATCAGTCAACCTCCTCGGTGATCTCGAACGGGCCGTTCCGTTTCACGACTTCGATCAGTTGATCGGTCATCGTGCGGCGGTGACGGATCGCGATCGGCACAAGGCCTTGATCGCGGTGTGCCGGCGCGGCCCCGCGGTTCCAGAGTTTCTGCGTGTGCCGGTTCTGCGTACCGAATTCCCACCAGCTTGCTTGCTTCGATTTGCTCTTAACGTCCCACCGCGCCTGCCATCTCGAGCTGCGATCCACCACGACGACGCCGTTGCGCAGCGGGCCCGATTCCGGCGGATAGGCGGCGAGCAGATCGCGCGCGGCCGCGTACGCGGTGTTCTCGACGATCGTGGCGGCTTCGGCTTGCAGGGCCGCCGGCAGATCGCGCAGCGCCTTCCGCAGCTCGTCGAGGCCTTCGAACACGATGCGCATCGACTGCCCCATCACGCGCCCCCTGCAGCGGCCCTGGCCGGCGCGCTCGAGGTAGTCGACTTGCTCGCGGAATCGCTGCTGCGTTCCTCGCACACGATCTCGAGCCGGATGTTCCGTTCGTCGACGTTGCGCCAGCCGAGCACCGCAAACTCGCGGCCGTGGTACAGCAGCCGGGATCGCGTGGTGACGCCGGCTACATACGGCACGACGGCGAGATACGGCATGATCGCGGTCACCGTGCCGGCGATCACTTTCTCGAGATCGGTTTTCGAGGCCGGCGCGAGACGGCCCCGCACGTCGTCGACGAGTACGTCCCATCCCTCGGTGTAGCCGCCCTCGCCGTCGGGCACCTGGCCGCCAGGGTTCTCGATCGTCAGCTTGTGCGGCCGCTCGCCGGGTGCGACTTCGATGCTGTGCACGGTGCGCGCGGTGCTCGTCGCCATTAGATCAGCGCCACCTGTACGAACGGCGCGATCGCGTCCTCGTACCCGGCCGGCATCACGGCCACGGTTGTCCCGATCACCGTCCGATCGCGGCCGGCGGTGAGATAGTGCGCGGCGAGCAGGCCGACGGCCTGCTTCAGTAGCTCGGGCAGCTCGGCCGGATCCCATCCGACGGTCGCCACGAGCCCAAGTGGCTGAATCGCGGCCGGCCCGGCCAGGCCGGCGAACGCGCCCGGCTTGAACACCAGCCGCGCCGGCATGGACACGCGATCGAGTTGCGCGATCGTCGTCGCCAGATCGAGTGCCGTCGATCCGCCGTTGATGTCCATGTAAGTCACGCTCGTCACGTCCTGGCACGGCGGCATCGGCAGCGTGTACGGCCCCGACGCCGCCTCGATCCGGTCATAGCCGATCGCGATCGTTTGCGTCGGCAGCGCGCAGCCGGTGTCGCGCTCGACTTGTTCGCGGGCGGCTTTGATGAACGACGCGACGAGCGTCTGATCTTCCTCGTCGCCGGGCACGATGCGCGCGCGCTTGTACAGCTCGTCGACGGTGAGCGGCTCGGCCGTCGCCGGATCCACGACGCGCCACGAACACCGGCCGCCCGTCGGGTACGTCGTCCGGTAGTACGGATACGTCGTCGGAAACGGAAATGTCGGGTACGTCGGGTACGTCATCGCCGCCGCTTGCCTTTGCCGATGAGCGGCCCGTGTTTCGCGCGTGTGTATTCCTTCGTGGAGAACGGTTCCGACACCAGTTGCGCCGCGGGCCCCGGCGGCTCGGCCGCGCGCAGCCAGCCCGGCCGCGGAAAGGGCACACGGACGCTTTGCTCTTGCTGCGTTCGGCTGATCAGCGGGGCCGCGACGGCCTCCGGAGCCGTGCAGGCCGTGTGGGGCGTATCGTCCACCGGACAGGGCCCCGGATCACGGCGTCGCCAGTCGTACCACATGGACGCTCCTGCCCGATCCGCCTCGAGCGCCCCCACGATGGATCGCTCGAGGCGGCCAGGTTGATCGGAGTTACGCGCCGGTCACCGTGCCGAACGCCGACGGCCGATAGATCGCCAGGGCGAGCCGTTCCTCGGCGCGAATCGCGACGAGGTTTTTGATGAAGAAATCCTGGTGTGAGTTGCTCGCCTCGACGCGGATCCCGCCGCGCCGAAAGATCTGCGCGCCCGTTTTGAACGCGCCGACGAGCACCGTGTTCGCCACCATCGCCGGTGTCACCGCCACGGGCAGTCCCCACAACGTCGGCGTCGGCGACGCGACGAACGGCCCGCCGCCGAGGTATTCGCCCGTTGTCGACTTCGTGAGCGCGATCTGGCCCCAATCGGCCGGATTCATCACGATCCCGTCGGGCATGAGGAACGACGACCACGCGAGGGCCATCATTTGCTGAAAGATCGCGTCGGCAGCCGTCGCGGGGGCGACGCCGACGGGGATCGGGGCCCCGAGGCCCGGTGTTGCGAGCACGCCGAGCAGGTTCGGCGCGACGCCCGATCCGTTCAGCAGTTGATCGTCCTCGGTGAGCTGCACGCCGATCCGCAGCCGCGCGTCGATGTAGCTCGCGATCTGCGCTTCATCCTCGAGCATTTCCTCGGTGACGGGCAGCCAGTGCGCGAGCTTGCGCACGGGATCGGTCACCGCCTCGAACGTGATCGCGCTTTCGGGTTTGGCCGCCCCTTCCGCCACGGCCGCGGCCGCGTTCGTGAACGTCTTTTCCCGCATGAACGTCACCGCGTTCGACGTCGCCGTGCCGGGCGCGAACAGATCCGCCACGACGAGCGGGCGTGTGGGCAAGGGCAAAATGCCCGGCAGGTACTGCGGGATCAAGAGCGCCCCGCCGCTCGCGGGATCGCTCGTGATCGTCGCCGCGCGCTGATCGTACAGGCTGTGCCCGTGCAGTTCGATACTCGGCGAGCGCCAGGCCGACTGCGCGCGGTGCCCGCCTTTGCGGAAAAACTCATATTCGGGCGAGCGCACGAACTGCTGCCCCATCGAGAGCCGCAGCGCGGCATTGCCGCCGGCCGGCCCGGCCGGCACGAGGCCGATCCCCTGCGAGAGCCGCTCGATCGCGGCGCGCTGATCGTCGTCGCCCTTGGCGCGCGCGATCTTGCCCTTGATCGTTTCGGCCTCGGTGACGAGCGCCTGCACGGCGGCCCGTTCCTCGTCGGTCGTTTCGCGGTTTTCCTCGTGCGCCGTTCTGGCGTTCGATTCGAACAGCGCGAGCGCGGCCGCCTGTTTCTTTTTGAGATCGGCTTCCAGTACGGCGATATTCGCGTTGTGCATGACGTTCCTTCGTTCGCTCGCCGCTACAACGTCAGCGCGAGCAACTGGCGCTCAATGTCGGTTTTCCAAGTGCGGTCTGGTAGCCGCTGCGTATCGGCCGCCTCAAGAGGCGTCTGCGATCCGTCGGCCGCCGCCGCCTCGGCCCGCGCCGTCAGGGACGTTCCCGACGCCGGGGCGAGCGCACGCGAGAGCGTGTCGTCGAGTGTCGCGATCCGATCGATCATCCCGGCGGCCAGGGCATCGTCGGCGGTGACGACGCGGCCTTCGCCGTAGCCGGCGCGCACGGCCGCCGCGGTTGTGCCGCGGCCCTTCGCGATATCCGCGCACATGCGCGCCATCGTTTTCTCGAGCAGGGCGTTCACGTGCGCGCGGCCTTCGTCCGTCAACGGCGCGTTGTCGTTGCCCTCGAGCTTGTATTTACCGACGCCGAGCAGCTCGCGCTTGACGCCGCGTTGTTCGCGATTGGCCGACAGATCGTCGTGCATCGTGTAGACGCCGATCGATCCCACCATCGCGTCACACGTCGCGACAATTTCCGTTGCGCAACTGCCGGTCCAGTACGCCGCCGAGCACATCATGTGGTTCACTTGCGAGATCACCGGCTTCACCGCGCGCGCTTTCAGGATCTCGCGCGCGAAGTCGCTCGCGCCGAACGCGTTGCCGCCTGGCGAATCCCAATCGAGCACGATCGTTCCGATGTCTTTCGCGTCGACGGCCTCGCGGAGATTCTGTGTGGCCTGTTCGAACGTCGTGCCGCCGCTGATCTCGGTGAACAAGTTCATCCGCGGCGCGAGCACACCGTGCATCGGGATCAGCGCGACGCCCGCGCCCTTCTGCACCGTCGGCACCTCGCGCCGGCCGAGGGCCTGCACGTCGACGGTTGTGTCCTCGCCGGCGAGCCGACGTGTGAGGATCCCTTCGATCACACTGAGCATCTCGGGCGTGATCGCCCACGGGTTCGAAACGGCAAAGCCGATCAGGTGATCGAAGTGATTCCGCTTAGCCATACAGGGCGGCCTCCCTGGCCGTGCTGAACGCGTTTTCCCGCGCGACGAGCAGTGTCAACGTGTCGGCATTGACGCGGGCGGCCCGGCTCGAGGCCTCGCGCGCCGCCACCTCGGGCGCGCAGCCGGCGGTGAGGTAGAGCGGCTCGAGATCGGCGGCCAGTTCGCGATCCCATCGGCCCACGTCATACGCGGCCGCATGTTCCGCGGCGTCGTGCCGCTCGAGGCTTTTCCGCTGCCGATCCCACGAGGCCCGAATCACCGCGGCCGTTGCGGCCGGCGGCACGTCGGCCGGCGTCGGCTCGGCCTTGCCCGCGTACGCGCTCGAGGTGTTCAGGGGGGCCGACAGTTGATCGGCGCTCGGATCGTCTTTCATCGACGGCAGGTTCAGCCGGGCCCGGCCCTCGTTGGCCGTCATCACCGGCCGGCCGCAGAGCGTTTGCAGCGCGCCGGCCTGTTCCTCGAAACTGCCCTTCAGTTTTTCGGCGATGTTGAACTCGAGGTAGACGCCCTCTTGATCGGTGCTTTCGGTCAGCAGTTGCCGCTCGAACTCGTCGACGAGGTACGTATTCCACGGCCCGAGCGCGTCCTGATAGAGCTGCTTGTGCTGTTCTTTGATGTTCGAGAACGTCGCGTGATCGAGGATCCCGACCATCGGCAGCGGCAAGTGATAGGCACGCGCGCATTCCTCGCGCGAGAGCTTGCGCGACGCGGTGAACTCGGAGTCACGCGCGGAGTAGGACGCCTCTTTGAACGTCATCCCGTCGTCGAGTACGGCGGTTTGGCCGGCGTTCGCGGCCCCGGCGAATCGCTGCTGCCACTGCGATCGGAATTCCGCCTTCTGTTCCTTCGTCCACCGGGGCGCGTTCAGCGGGCGCTCGATCACGCCCTCGAGGCGGGCGGCATTGTTCCAAAACGATTCGCGATAGTCCGTCGCCGCGGCTTCCTCGGCGAGCAGCTGGCGCAGCGTTTCGAGCGGCGAGAGGCCGGCGACGGGATCGTGCGGATCGTAGTTGCCGAAATAACACACGTCGCGGGGACTGAGGCGGTACGCGGTGCCGTCGGGCCACGTCCACACAAAACCCGACGGGATCAGCCAGCCCTCGACCGCGACGGTTTCGGGCGGCAGTCGCACCAGGCCGACGAGATCGCCGTTCTCGTCGCGCATCTTGAACCAATACGCGGCGAAGTAGATCCCGATATCGATCATCAACGCTTCGATCAGCCGGTATTGGGTTGTCCCTGGATTCGGTTTCGCGAGCCAGCGCACCACGTCGTGATCGACGAGGCGCTCGCGATCGTTGTCGGACACGCGGCGGAACGCGTGAATTCCGAGCTGCGCGATATTCCGCGCGAGAAAGTCGATCACGATCCGCACGTTCGGCTGCGTCGCGTACAGGTTCGCGTAGAGCGCGGCGCTTGCGCGGTGCCACCAGCGCGACGGGCCGCCCATGTTCAGCGAGCCGTACGCATTGAGCGGCGGCGGCGGGCCGCCACCAAACTGTTGCAGGGCCCCGAAACTCTGCACGATCATCAGAAGAACACCTGCACAAACGCGACGTTCGCCCGATGGATCACGACTTCCCCGTCGAGCGGCACCGCGGCGGCCGCGGCCTTGATCACGGCGGCGTCGCGCAACGTGAGCCAGGGCCCGCGACTACTCCACAGCACGCCGCGGAGCGCCGTATCCGGTTCCGAGATCAAATTGACGAGCACCGATCGCAGGAGACAAGGCGGCCGCCACCAGAACAGCGACGAGAGCACCGTTCGGCAGTGTGCGGCCCAGGTAGGTGGGGGGCCTATTTTAAAATACTTTTTGGCGGCCGGCCGGCCTCGATCGAGCGGCGAATCAGCTCGCCGACGGTGACGCGCTCGAGCCTGGCGCGCTCGATCAAGTCGTCGAGCTGGCGCGACGGCAATCGGAAACTCACCGGCACGGATGGATCCTCGTCGTCGAGGGGCCGGCGGCCGCGGCCAGGGTGATCGCGTTCGTGTTTCATGCGGTCACCAAATCGGGATCTTCGGCCGGCACCTCGGGCACGCGCACGATCCGGCGCGCGTTCGCCATGACAAGCGCGACGGGCCCGTCGATTTTGTCCTTGGCGGCGTCCTTGTCGAGCCGAACTTCCTTGTTCCGCCCGTGCCGGAGCACGCTGTTATCCATCATCCAGCCGAGGATCAGATCGCGGCCGGGCGTGATCCCCACGTCGACGATCAGTTTGGCGAGCGACTTGATCGCCTCGTTCAACGCGTAGCCTTGCGGTGTGTCCACCATCGTCAGGCCCGCGCCCTGCAAGTGGAGCGCGAGCTGCTGCGCGAACCGTTTGTCGTAGGCGATCTCGAGCACGCCATCCTCGCGCGCGTCCTCGAGCACCGTATCCTCGATCAAGTCGATATCCGTGGTGTCGCCTTCGGTGAGCGTCAGCAGGCCGGCCCGTTCCCACTCGAGATACGGCCGATCGGGATACGTTTGCACCGCGGCCCGCGGCAGCCAGAACCGCATCTTGGCGAAGCACCGGCCGTCGGCCAGTTCCCACAAGCGCGCCCACGCGGCGAAGTCGTCGGTTTGCCCCAAGTCGAGGCCGCCCCAACAGGACGCGCCGAGCAGCTCGTCGGCCGTCGGCACCGGCAGGGCCTCGCACGCGCGCCACTGCGCCATGTTCCACGCGGCCTCGTGTGATTGGTTCCACACGCAAAAGTTCAACCGCAAGACCGTGTTCGTTTCGCTCGCGATATGGCGCGCGTTCGCCACCTGGCGATCGAGGTATTCCTGTTGAATGACGATCCCCAAGTTCGGGTTCGCCTTTATGTGGCAGCTCTTATCCGTCAGCGGATCGTCGTCCTTGTCGAGCGCGCACACGTACGCGAACAGGCGATCGTCCTCGACGGTGCCCTCGAGCACCTGGCGCGCGTGTTCGTGGTGTTGCCAGCAGATCGAGGTGCGGTCGAATCCGGCGTTCGTGATCCCGAGCGAGAGCGGTTGCCGGCGGCGCTTCATGCCGGCGCGCATTTTGTTCACGACAACGGCGTCGGCGTACTCGTGCATCTCGTCGAGGATCACGAAGTGCGGCCGCGGGCCCGACTTGCCGCGCTTTTCTTTCGAGAGCGGCCGGAACCACGAATACGTCGCCGGGCACGAGAGGTTATCCTTGCCGCGGCGCACCAGCTCGAGCAGCTCGGGCGAGGCCTCCACCATGCGATCGGCGTCCAGCCAGCAGATCCGCGCTTGCTCGATCCCCGTCGCGACGGAATACACCTCGGCGGCCTGTTCGCCGTCCATCGTCAGGCCGTAGAGTCCGATCCCCGCGCCGACGGGCGTTTTGGCGTTGCCCTTGCCTTCCTCGACATACGCGTCGAGGATCCGGCGGTAGCCGTCGGGCATTTTCCAGCCGAATATCGATCCCACGATGAACGTATTCGCGGGCGTCAGCAGGAACGGCACCGCGTCGCCGTTCGGATCGAGCGTGTCGGGCAGCCGCAGCACGCGCTCGAAAAACTCGATCACATGATCCGCGGCCGCGACGTGGAAATAAAAGCCGCGTGGATGGCCGCTTTTGCGGGCGGCGAGGTGTCGATCGCGTAAATGCCGATCGCACGCCAGGCGCACGAGCGGGCCCGCGACGATCCGGCCGTCGTCGACAGCGTGGGCGTACCGATCGACGCGATGCCGGAACCGGATCACCGTTGCCCCCGCGCCGCTTGCTCGCGCGTCATACGCGCCATAATGCGAAGCTTCGCGGCCATCGGATACCACGGCATCTCGGTCAGTTTCTCTTTCACAATGTTCCAGCTGCACGCGCCGCACATCCGGCACGGGCCCTCGATCGTGCGCGTCGATCGCGAGCACGCGCGGCACAGGTAGATCTCGTTCATCCCGCCACCGGCGGTTCGTAGATCTGGAACCGCGCCAGCTCGCGCCCGCAGTCGGGCAAATAGCACGTGAGGATCAGCAGGGGCCCTTCCTTGCGCACGCGCAGCGGCGCTGTTGGATGGCAGCGCGCGAGCAGGAACAGCTCGGGCGGCGCGTCGCCGCAGAACTCGCAGATCTCGGGCGGCCGCTCGTCGTCGTTCATCGCTTCACCGCCAGCCGGCGCACCGCGCCAGGCCGCCGTCGTGTCTCTTGCCGGCGGCCGTCGTGATCGCCCGTTGTGGCGGCCGGTTTGCGCTTCGTCGTCGCTCGGTCGTATGCCTCGCGGCTCGTGAAATGGTGCGGTTGTAGCTTGAACATTTCCGTTCACCCTCCCGGCGTTCAGGCGTGCGTTTCCCATCGGATTTTCATTTGCGTCGGCGAGGCTTTCGCCGCCGGCCGAGCCGTGCAGCGCCACGAGCCGCGGGCACCTGGCAGCCCCACGCGCGTCCAGCCGACAGCGCGCAAACTGGCCCCGCTTTCCTCGATCAGCGTGTACGTAATCACCTTGCGATAGCCCATCGCTTGCGCCGCCCGCTTCGCCGCGCCATACAGGAACGAGCCGGCGTTGCGCGTGCCGTCCGTCGCCACGCGGATTACTTCTGCCGTCCAGCCGTCATCCAGCACGCGCGACACCGGCCGGCCGACGATCGCGACGCCGACGTGCTTGTCCTCGTGCCAGGCGGCCAGGGCGAACTTGCCGCCCTGCGGCGTTTCGTGGTGCCGGTGCACTTGCGCCACGTAGACACGAGCGGCGCGCAGACTAATCGGCCGGAGCATCACAGCCGCTCACCGTTTCACCGCCACCGGCCGCCGCAGCGCGAGCGCCTGGCGCTGTAGCCGCGCGACCGTCGTTTCCTGCTCGCCGGCCGCCGGCAGCGGCCCGACGGTGTGCACGCGCGAACGGCTCGAGGGCGTCAGGCCCAGTTCCGTCCAGAGTTTCTGGCAGCCGGCCAGGGCCCGCACGGCGATCGCCAGGTACGGGTTCGTGATCGGGTAGCCGCTCGGGGTTTGGATCACCATGCCGGATCGCTTCGTGTGCGCGGTGGCGTCCATGTAGCGGCCCCACTCGAGGCACAAGGCGATCAGCGCGCTCCGATCGGCTTCCGTAATCACGCGCACCGCCCGCAGCATGGGCGCGAGCCGGCTCCACTCGGCCGAGGCGATCGCGTGCTCTGCCAGCTCGGGCGGCGGCACGTCGAATTCCTCCGACGGGGCGGGCGGTTTCGGCTCATCCTCGTTGATGCGTCGCTTACCGGGGTTCCCCTCGAGCCGCCGTTGTGCCGTCGGTTTCGGCTTTCGGCCTCTCATACATGGCCGTCGATCCTCGCGGCCTTGTCGCCGGTGAACGCTTCCCACCGATCGATCACGAGTTGACAATAGCGCGGCTCAATCTCGAGGGCGTAACACCGGCGGCCGAGCGCATGTGCCGCGATCAGCGTCGTGCCCGAACCGGCGAACGGCTCGAGCACCAGATCGCCGGCGTCGCTCGAGTTGTCGATCAAAAACTGCATCAGCTCCACCGGCTTTTGCGCGTTGTGCTCGCGCTCGTCGCCGGTGACGCGGTTGCCGCGCCACAGATTCGGCTTGTGTACCTGGCGCTGCCCCGATCGTTGTCCGCTGCGCATGACGGTTTGCCGCGGCAGTTTCGCAAAGAACCCGATCGCCTCGTACGTGTTCGCGTAGCTCGAGCCGAGCCCCGAGTTGTGTTTGTCCCAAATGATCAGATTTTTCGGCGTCAGCTCGGCGCGCTTCGCCATTTCCCACCAGCTCGGCCAGGATCGCCAGTCGCAACACACGTAGAAGTGCCCGAACACCTCGAGCACGTCGGCCAGTTTGAGAATGTCGAGAAAGAACGCGCGCACCATCTTGTCGTCGGCGATATCGGAACCGATCCCGGTGCTCGAGCCGTAGATCGCATACGGCGGATCGGTGACGACGAGCTGCACCTTGTCGCCCTCGAGCAGCCGCGCGATATCAGTGGGTTTCGTGCAGTCGCCGCACAAGATCCGGTGGGGCCCGAGCGCGAATAAATCGCCCGGCGCGATTGTCGTTTTCGATCGTTCCCGCGGCACCGCGTCGGGATCCGTTCTCCCTCGAGCCGGCGGCGTGTTGCCGAACAGCGTCGCGACTTCGGTGTCAAAGAAAAACGGTTTCAGCTCGAGGCCCTCGACGGAATCGATCTTCAGGCGCTCGACATTCCACGCCGCAAGCTCGGCGCTCCGGTTGTCGAACAGCGCGAGCGAGCGTTTTTGTTCGGCACTCAGCCCGCGGCGGCGCACCGCGATCACGGTGTCGCCGTCGGCCTCGACGACTTGCAGTTTCGTGAGGCCCGCGGCCGTGGCGGCTTCCACCAAACCGTTCCCGGCCAGGATCTCGTTGTGCTCGTCGATCACGATCGAGCGCGCGACGCCGACGGCCTGCAAACTGTCGGCGATCATCCCGAGGTTGCGCGGCGTGTGCTGCCGGCGGTTCGCGGGATCGGGCACCAGCCCGGCGAGCGTCAGGGCGGCCCCCTCGGCCCCTGCTACGGCGCTTGGGGGGGGCCCTGGTAGCCCCCCCACAGCGAATTTCGCGGCGATACGAACTTGACTCCCGGCGGAGTTTCCCGACGGCTCGGCCTCAG